TTGTGTACTATCAGCGGTTAATACATAATTGTTAGTTCCTACAGGAAGAGCAACAGGATCTGTTGTACCATCACCAACTAATAAAGAACCTTTAGTAGTTACATCTAAAGCAGTGATAGGACCAGTGCCACTACCTAATAGTACAAAACCATCACCCATAGCAGTAACACCAGTACCACCGTCTGCAACAGCTAAAGTGCCTGTTATTGCCGATGCACCTAAGTCTACTGCTAGTTCTGTAGCTTCTATAACTAAACCACCGTTAGCTTTTAAGTCTGTACTAAACTCTGTGCCAGTTAAATCAAGGCCGTCGCCAGCAGTATACGTAGTGTTAGTGTCAGTTGGTACAACCCAAGTACCGTCACCTCTTAAAAATGTAGTTCCACTACCTCCTTCTGGTACATATCCAACGTTTGTTGTACCAGCATATTTATTTATAGTAAGTTCAACTGCTCCAGTTGGGCTATTTATTTTTAAAGCGT